CTATATTTCTGACTACTAGTAAGTAATAGATTTGAGTTTTCCATTCGCCATAGCGTTTGTACACACGAGATTTCCATACATTTTCATTGTAGTCTGGTACGCCGCCTTGCGGCGAGTTACATTATTGACAGTTTCATAGACATCCGTCCATATACCACCTCCAGCTGAGTCGAGAGGCGCAAGCGGAGCGAGCTCTGCATGAGACCATGTATCAGTAGAAAGACCTGAAATAGTATCAGATGGGGCATCCCAGTCTGCTACGAGAGGTACAGACATATTTCCATAGATTACTTCGATACCCTTGAACCCTGTTTCGAGATCCATATACTTCACTTGTGAAGAATTGGCTCTTACAGATTGGAGGATTGCAGCATATGCGAGTTGCAGATCTGGATGTGTTATGAGAAGATCTGGTTTTCCGTATTTCGTGAGATTCTTCACAAAATTGATTACCATAGCCTCAGTAAGTGCTCCATTTCCTCCTACGATTGAGTTTGCCCAGTAGTTGGTAGCTCGAGTTTTACCTTGGAAGCTAGAACCTGCAGCATTTGACTCATTATCGATGAGATTTCCGATACCATCATATTCCTGACATACAGCACCGATGTATGCCCCTTCTGTTACGATTGCATCTCCTACTGCAGTAGTGAACGCAGTAGTAAATGTTACAGAATTTGGAGTACCATTGATAGTCAGTAGAGTTACAGAAGTTCCAGTACCTGCCTTGATAGCAGCTAGAGTACCTACGATATATTTCTTTCCTGGTATCAGACTGATAGTATCAGTGACACTATGAGTAGCTGTAGCTGATGCAGAATCGGTGAATTTTGCAACTACACCATCACCCTTACCGAGTAACATACGATTTGTCGTACGAGCAAATGATTTATTCAGTCCTGTTGCAAATTTATCCGCTATATTGATGAGCGCAGCTTGACCTTCGGTCTTGATATTCTCAATTTGTATATCGAGGAGGATATGACTACCATAACCATACTTAGCAGTAGCTTCAGTCTGGTCGAATTGCATACCACCATCAGTGATATATCATCCTGTAAAACCTACACCAGAGTGACCTGCTGTTTCAGTAGGAATGAATATTTTTTCATTTTTGAATGTGACACCTGCATTATTCTTCTTAATCATAGATGAGAATACATTCTGATCGAAGATTGCAGATACCATATTTGGAGCATGGACTTCTTTGAGGAGTACAGCGAATTGCTGTAGCACCGCATTTGTGTTATTCAACATAAGAATTGATTGTTAGAGAGTTAGGCAGCATATTGCGCTTTCATCTTATCCAACACCTCCTGCGACTTCAGGGTTCTCGCAGACTTATCTCTATAGTCATATGAAGGGGGTACTACATCGCTCGCCTTTCCATGAGTTCATGGTTCGATTTTTGTCGTAGGCTTGTTTTGATTAGCAGCAAAATTTATGATTTGATCATAGTATTTTTGTTGATATAGGATGATAGGATCTTCTGGGAAGAAATTCATAGTATGTGCATACTCTCATAGTTCCTTCAGTTCAAATTTTGGAAGACCATTTGACCCATCGAATGCTTTTATAAGCTGATTAGATCTTTCCTCGAACCATTTACTAGTTCCAGTTTTCATTTCTTCCTGAGCTTGACTGAGCTCTTCTGATTCTTGCTTTACGCTAGTATCGAGTCGAGCGAGATTTTCTTCGATGTCTGTATCGACATTTTTATAGCCGAGAGCGCGAGATCTATCGAGCTCTTGCTTTTGATCATCGGGAAGATTATCTACTATTTTTTTCCTTTCCTCCGCTTTATTTTTCCAAAAATCTATTTCCTTTTGGAGGTTTGCCTCACTGACTTTCTTTTTAGATATGACATCTTGGAGTCGTTCGAGTGGTACAAATTGTTCCTTAGGAGGAGCTTTTGGGACTTTGAGTATAGACTCGAGTGGTGATGGATCTTGACCTCATTTTTCATCACCTTTAGCTGGTTCTACACCTGGTGGTGTTGCGACAGCTGGAGGATTTGTAGATGTGTCTGCTGCTGGCGATGCAGGAGTTACGCCTCCAGCTAATGCTGGATCAGTAGGTGGGTAATGTGCTAAAAGCACTTCCTCTGCTGTTTTCCCTGGTGTCGATGCAGGGGTTACGACTTTCTCATGTTCCATGTTTGTAGGAGTAAGAGAATAAAATGACATTTGAGAGGTTTTGTCCTATGCTTTTATTATATTCATATTCTATAGAAATCAAGAAGAAATAAATATATAGAGATAAAATCTCTTCACCTGTACCTGATTTCTTACTCAGGAAATGGTTCTGTTTCTGCACAGAGACGAACCCCCTACCCCCTTATACATATAGAGTATAGGGTTATATCTTCACTTATCTATTGGACAAGCTACTAGCTGACTATTCTCGGTCTTTCACCGACAGGGATCACAGATCCTGGACACGACTTGCTACTCAGTATAATGGACTGTACTGCATTGTCGGCGAACTTTCCCCGATACATTCTTTAGAGTCATATGTATCGCAGTCGAGAAAACATCTCGAAATACCTACAAGAAGTTCACAATCTCGTAGGACTGCCTCGCTTTTCAGCGTCAGACTATGTTATGGAGGTGGTTTCCCACCATAAAAAAAGACAATTCAATAATATCATACATTGGTTGGGTATCTATGTCCGCCACGGAGAGGCTGTATTATGGACACGGTAGTAAGTGCTTACGGTGACTTACTATTACCAGGGAAAGTAGTGATCGCTTCTTTCCCCCATTCCATCCTGACCAAAGGATAGAGGTACCTTGAGACTTACCAGACAGCGAGGTAGTACCTTGATCGTTTTTCTACACGGAGCTTCGAGCGCTACTATTCTCCGAATTGGCTGTCGATAACTATGGAGGGCGTTCTTCGCCCATAAAACCCCCATGGCAAGACTTGAACTTGCGACCTTGATGTATTATTGATACATTGCTCTACCAACTGAGCTACATGGGGCATACATTGGAGTGTAGATCACTCCACCAATATACTGAAGACTACCCTTATGTGCTATGCCTTCAGATTTAGCACCTGGATTGGATACCAGCTTGTTTTTGTATTATGGACACCCGTGATCGGGTGATAGAGTTATACGATATTATCGTACAACTGATAGGGGTTCTGAGTATCAGCAATTTGGACAGTAGCGCTCTTTTGGTGGGCTATCTCCTGTGTACATATTTGGGAACATATCATATGCGCAATGAGGGCATACTGTATTAGTTTGCATATTTTGAATAATAAAAAAACTATCATCGGCAAGAATGATAGTTTTATCTGCATTGCCCTCGAAGGGAAGATGTGGGGTCACTTATATTTTTCTTGCCTAAAACATAAGACACCGCACATCAGCAGATGTATGGATACTATATCCAGCACATCTCCAAAGTCAAATTTTCTACCATTTATATACACAGAATGTTAAGCTACTATAGGAGGAGTCACTCATTCAGCTGGCGGTGCAGGTATATTATTGTTCAATTCTTGTACTCATCATTGAGGAGCACCTAATCAAACAGGTCATACTGGTATTTGGCTATCTCCAGGGAGCTGAGCCTGAGGATTTGCGAGTGCCTCATGTTGGAGAGTATGTTTTCGGATGATATCAGCTCGAGGATCAGATTTATCGAGTGCCTGGAGTGCCTTTCCATGGATTGCCATATGGATCTCATGATTTTCTCATTGCTGAGCAGCTACAGGTATTCCTTCCATAAGCTTCATAGTCTCTAGTTCTGCTTGTTTTACCTCAAGCGCATCATGTCCATCTTTGAATTCTTGTGCCATTTCTTCCTCCTCAAGAGCCCGATTGAGTAGTTCTCGTGCATTTCCTATTTTCATAGCTTCCATAATAGCGGAATCAGGTATTTTTATTCCAAGTTCTTTCATTTTTGTGAGATTTTCCACAGCGATGATATCAGTAAATGCTGATCCAGGTACTATATCGACCTCTATGTTATCAAATGGTCGTATGATAATAGCTCACTCAGTAGATAGACCAAGTCATTTTGCTGCATCCATACCAGCTTGACCCATTGCTACCATTTCTCATCCATTTTTCCTTTGGAATCTCTTGATTTTTCAGAATTTTGCTTCACAAGCGAGTATACGATACGCCATTTCCTCAAAAAATGTCTCAAGATTTTCCTTTGGTTCAGATACATTATCGAGATCTGCTGCCTGGAGTGCAGTTATAGCAGTACCTGAGTAGTTCGTACCTATATTCTGTCATACAGATACCCCATGTATTCCTCATACATCCTCCATAATAGCACTAGCCTCAGCTATATGATTTCATACCTGTGGTGGCATATTCTCTATTCGCATTTCTGTAGGCATTTCTCATTCATACTGTACTATATCTATTCAGAATGTATTCTTGAGAGTTGATAGTTTTGTATTCTTCTTGATCATGATTCGACCTCTAGCGACATTATTTATCCAGACATCACGATTTGTCCATGCACGATTTATTGCATCAGCCAGTGGTATGAGATCTGATAGCCATGGTCGTGTATAGATCTGTCAATGATCATGTTCTGGCTTATATCAGAACCATGGAAAGTAGTCATAATCAAGGAACTCGTCTCTGATGATGACATCTCCTACAAGTGCTATGACTCGGAGTTTTGATTCTTTAGTTTCTTTTCACTCGAGAGCATCTATCCCACCTTCTCATTCTGCTATTGTCTTGAGAGCATCTAGTACACTCTCTTGCGATATAGGCATCGTTTCGTCATCCATAAAATATATTTCTTCTAGGAGTCACATTCCATCAGTATTCGTATACACTACAATATTTCCAGTGAGCCTATTGAAAAATGTGGGAGTCTTACCATTCGATGGTTCCATAAGTGCGATATCAGCAGAAAATTTCCCATTCGCATAGAGTGGGTTTGTTTTTATTTCTTGTACTCATCGCACTCATCTGCGGATTATATAACTTCAGGTTACAGTTGGTCATTCGAATCGACAGTCAGGAGAAGTATAGATATTATCAGGTGATTCGAATGATATTTTACACTCATCACCATCACTATCCCATAGTACACTACACCATCCGAGAGATTTTACGAAACCATCAGTTACGATATCTCGTAATCCAGTACGGATATATGCTTTCTTATAGTAGTAGTCGAGTATTTTCTGTGCTACATCTACTTCATCACTTGATGGTGCTTTTACCATACCACCAGCTTGGATATTCCATCGTGGTTGGTTCTTGAGTAGCATATTTTTGATTCCTCTTGTGATCTTTTTTATCTTTGGGATATGTATAGCTTGATCTCGAGGTGTCATTTTCATACCACCAGCTCCTGGAAGTTTGTTCGTATCAGGACTTTGATCGAGAGATCTCTTAAAATAGACATCACACATATATGCCAACTGTTCCCATTGCACCCTATGACTAGATGCTTGTGCTGTCTTTCTTCGGAAATCTGCTAAAAAAGCCTTATAATTATCTTGTTGGAGTGACATCTGCAAAAAGGTTAGAAGTTATTGGTCATACATTCGGATCATATGAGAGATCCTCTTCTATTTTTTCATCCTTCTCATGGAAGCTCTTTACTTCATATAAGTCTTTTGCTTTCACGATGAGTGCAAGCCGATATATGATATAGAGACATCAGATAGCCTGTATGGCATTCACTCCGAGGAGTATATAGACGATTATTTCCATAGATATTAGTTTTTAGCAGATACTTTCTTCTTCAAATTGTATAGGAATTTCAAAATTATCAACATTTTTTTGTTGCCAAGTTTTCTCAATATCCTTTCTCATCGCTTCAGGGCTATTCGGAAGGAATATAATTTCCCCTATTCAAACTCCATTTGACCAGTATACGACATGAGTGTCGTGATTCCTTGCATAGAGCGCCAACATCGCCGCTATTATACAGTCATCATTGTTACCAGCTGCCGCTTCTGCCTTACCTGTATTAGTATATCGATATGTGACTATCTCATTATATACCTCTACAGGGATTCATACATTTTTTTTATAGAGAGCCCCTCGGAATTCTTTGATGATCAAATCTTTAGATCATCATCATCCTGCAGTTCCAGAAGTTGTGAATCAATACGCGATCTTTGAGTTCGGCTTTTTCTTCTTCATATCATCAGTTCGTGTATCCATAAGAGGTATGATGAGCTCATCGAACCAATCATATTTTTTACAAGCATTTATGAGCGCTTGACCTTGATTATTTTCTATCAGTATTCTTCACCAAAAGGATCTGCCCTCTCAAAAGTCAAAAGTGAGGATTTCATCGAGTTTTTCAGCAATCGCATCTTCCTGGAGTACATTTGATCGGAATAGTGCTATACAATTATTCATAGAATTCATGATGTATATGACTGTATAATCCTGTCCTATACCATGTCCTACATCGACACCGATACTACACTTATCTTCAGGGAGTCAGAATAGTTTCCATCCTCTCCAATCACCTGCCACATCGAGTGGTGATACGAAGCGAAAATCAATATCTTCTTCAGGAAAGACTCGTCACCCTGTAGTCAGAAATGCCTCAGTAGGACTTGCAGGATTTTCCTGCATAAATTTCTTCTCACCAAGGAGCCCAAGTGCTTTATTTGTATCGATTTGTACTCTTCTCCAGGCAATTTTTCTTTGTATCTCTTCAGGTGTAAATGTTCCTTCGAGGTATGTTCTAATAATATCCTTTTCCTTGACAGTATAGAGCATATTATCAGGTGGAATAGCCTCATTTCGCTCATCGATAAACCATGGGTAGAAGAGAAATTTATAGGCTCATTGCTTTTTCATCCCTTGTTCACAGAGCTTGTGATGAGTATTTCCTTCACCATTGGCAGTAGACTCTATAGATACATTGGCATTACGGATTGGATTGATTGCCAAAAAAGTAGCAGCCTGATGTTCCTCAGGCATAAATGCAAATTCTGATATATGGAGATTCGTAGGTGTTTTACCACGGACATCCATTGTGATAATCAACTGATTATTTGTACCCTCGAACTGTATTCTATTTCCTGAGTAGTGTTTTGTTGGTGGTATCATTGCTCGTATCTCCAGAGCTAGGTTATCATAAGCTACCTTGAGCTTATTGAAAAATTGATCCAATAGATCCAATCGATGACACATGATATAGTTATCCCTATTTGTTCCTCACCAGAGGGTATCATCGAGAAACAGTATGATAAAAAAAGTCGATACTCAACCTTGTCGATACTTGAGGATATTCATGTGTCGTCATTTCTGAGCAGCTTCTTTTATTTCTCTATAGATTTGTCTCTGGATACGATTCATCTTGAATGTGATGAGATCCCCATTTTCATCTACAATCTTGTATAAGTTATTTATACGCCATTCACGATCTTTGAGTTTGTCCACGAGAGCTTTTTCTACATTGAATTGTTTTTGCATAATAGTATTATATTCATATTCAAATAAAAAACAATCAGAATACTATCGATTCCCATGGAATATTCTATCATCGATATCATCCCAATCTCATTCTATAGCATCACTATTTCCATCATGCTCATCTCGAGGAGGTGATAGGCTTGGATCTCCTACTACCTTGGCGTAGATTATATTGGCATTGATATTTTTATTTTCAGTTCTCTTTATAAATTTGCCAGTTTCTTTTTTATACATTTCTATAGCCCTGAGTTTTACATTCATATCTGCGTTCTGCATCATCAGATGATATAGCTGTCTATCAGCTACCTCATTAGAGAGCCCATCTATTGGATTATGTAGGAGCTGATTGATTCGTTTGGTTATCTCATTCTTCTCGAGGAGCTTTCGAGCTCTTGCTACGATCGCCTTACGATTGAGTCCAAGACATTCTTGCTCGTATACCTGTAGATAGCACTCATACGCATCGAATATCATATCACTCTTGAGAGCATACAATAGACAAAACCTCTCTTCCTGAGGGGTAATCTTTACGAGTCCAGCTATACATCGATCTTCCGCACTCTCCCATAGAAAGTCAGGATCAAAAGGATCCTGTGCGGATAATTCCTGTTCATGTTGTATTTCTTCATTTGATCGGAGTATAGTGACTCAGATCTTAGATCATTCACGATGTTTTGCCATATTTATAGAGTAGTTAGAGAATCAAGGATTTTTCTTATTCTTTCGATTGGAGTCTCCTGGTTATGAAGTTCCCTCCATTCCTCTTGGGTACATTCTGGATATTCGACTGTACTGATTCCAGGTTCATTGATCGTATGTCTTCCATATCTAGCAGATCTCATGCCGCTCTGATAAGTGATGAGGGTCACACGGAGTGATGTCCTTTCTCGTACTTCGAAGCTGAGTCGAGAGGCTGTACTGGTATCGATTTCTCCGAGGAGGAGTCTCCTGGAGATATCGATCAAGGCATCTGAAGTGGTACTCATAGTCTATTAAGGTGATAAGAATAAAACATTGCATTTGCAAGTATATGACCAATATGGTGGATACTTGACTCTCGATCATATGGTTCTGTTTGCAGAGCAGATATGTGGCGTAGTAGGCTATCCATAATTTGGTCAAAATCCATATCTTTTTTCCAATTATTTCTAGTATATTTCTTAGCTCAAAACTCTAGTACCTTTACTAAAGGGAGCAATGCCTTCATGTCTAGTAATGAATACTGTGGTTTTTTTGAATTGTAGCGGAGTGCTTTTTCTGGATTTGTCATAGAATATGAATATGATTAAGTAATAAGGTCAAAGAATTTCTGACTCTGAGTATCGAATTTCATATCGATCCTTCCAGTCATACCATTACGGTTTTTTCGTATAAATATACTTGTTACTCATGGTGTTTCACTAAAATCATTATAGTAATCATCCCGATATAACATAGCTATGATATCAGCATCTTGCTCGATAGAACCTGAGTCCCTGAGATCCGCCATGACTGGTCGCTTATCAGGTCTAGCTTCTACTGCACGAGATAACTGAGCTAGTGCTACTATAGGTACATCGAGCTCTCGAGCTAGTATCTTCAGTCCCCGAGAGATATCTGATACCTCCTGTACTCTATTTCCATGATTTGGTCATTCGATTAGCTGCAGATAGTCGATTATTATGAGATCTACTCACTGCTGCATGATCATCCTCTTAGCCTTACTCTTTATTTCAGGGAGTGTTATGCCACTAGGAGAGTCATCGATATAGATAGATGCCTTAGATAGCTCCTCCATAGCATCCGCAATTCTCCCAAACTCATAATCAGATAGACTACCATTATGAAATTTCCTTTGATCTATACCTGTATGGGCTGATACGAGCCTATCGATAATCTCATCCCTGGACATTTCAAGTGAGAAAATTATGATATTTTTCCCATTTTTTGCAAGATTTTGACTAAAATTGAGTGCTAGTGCAGTCTTTCCCATACTTGGTCGAGCTGCTACTATGATGAGATTTCCTCGTGTAAATCCTCATATCTTCTCATCGAATCATTCATAGCCAGTAGGAATACGCCTATTATCATTGAAAGTAGGATCAGACTGTAGGTTTGCCATTGTATCATATCTTGCATTGAGTGCTACTTTGAGCGATGTGATCGATGTTTTCCCTATCCCCTGGATAGAATCAAACAATGCTTCCTGTGCTTTTTCTACTGATTCACGAGCAGGGATACTCTCATCCTCCGCTATCCTAGATATGAGGTGGCTGGCTTTCTGGAGTCATCGTAGTAATGATTTTTCCTTCACTATTTTTATATAGTTCACTACATTAGCTGAAGTAAATACCGATGTCATGAGATCAGTTATATATAGGTTCCCACCTATAGACTCGAGTTTTTTACTATCTGATAATTTGGAATGTACGATGAGACTATCGATAGCGATATTCTCCATAAATGCCTCCTTCATAACCTCAAAGATGATCGAGTTCTGAGGGCTATAGAAGTCTTCAGGCTGTAGTGCTTCTATAGCATATGTGATACATTCAGGATCCAATAATATAGATCATAGGACTCACCTCTCTGCTATCTCGGAATGTGGGGGTGTAGAGTATGGCATGTATTATTTATTTATACTTGGATCGATCTCGAGCATATCCCTCATGGATACTCAGTTTCATGGAAACATCTTACATACAGTTATGTAGGTACTGATCGTTCTTACATTGAATTCCAAGGTATTTCTTAGGAAAAAGGTATCGATAGTTTTCCTACTTCGTCCTGTTATGAACTCCATCCAGCTCAATATTCTTCTTTTTCGTACCGATCCATCCTGTTCTTTTGGTAGTACAGGTATAGATTTCCTCCATTCCTCATTCCCTTTTTGAAATAAAGTCATACTTATTTTGATGTTATTATGATATAAAGCACTAGGATCACTATACAGAGAAGTATATATGTCCATGCAGGGGCACTGAGAAGATGGAGTATGATAGATATACCTATAGCTCATCATAAGAGCTCCTGCATAGGATCTTTTCATTCACTAAAACACATTTTTATCCAATTTTTCATAGCTTTTTATTAGAGAATATGAATATAAATGAGTATATCCATATCATACGACCTGTCAAATGTTTGTTCTTATTTTGCGATATTACCAGCTACAGATACATTGAGGGCATCGAGCGGAAAATCTTACTTCGGCGCATATTTTTTCAGCACACGACTGAGCGGAAGATCTTTCTTGGGGGTCAAATTTTTTTTGACATCACCTCAGCAGATGGGCTTTTGGGCGGAATATCTTCATCGGGCGTTATTTTTTCAGCCCATCATGCGGTACAGGTAGTATAAAATAGAAAAAAATATAATAAAAAAACAGAAAAATGATTCACTTTGACTTTGCTGATCATCAGCATCGCACATTTCCCCTGGCAGGGTGGGGGGTGCGTGAGCGCGCGTGGATCCAGAAGGGTTTTTGCAGAAGTACCCGTGGGTGAGGGTCTTTCTATTGCTTTGGCTCTGACATTGCTTTATTATGTCTGATCGTCCTCTGTCCTGTCCTCTGTCCTGTTTCATTCATCATACATATAGTATCTGTCCTGTCGCTTCCTATTGAGTATAGATTCATAGTATGATATATAATCATATAATTATATATCATACTGTATATGTTCTGCGATTTATTCTGTTGCCTTTATCACGCGCACACGCTTCACCCTTGTACTTGTCATCAGGATCAACACAGATTGAAAGTGAACAATTTTTGTGTTCTGTTCTTTTGGCTTTGTTCTGCCATTTTCCCCGCGCGCTTGGTGTCGTCAATTCTTATTGTATTCGCTTTGTATTACCTTCTTTTTATTTTTCATGTTCTTTTATTGTCTTTTTATTGTCTTTTTTTGTGTTCTATGTTTTCCGCATTGGCTTGCGGATAGATTGTATTTATATTTTATATTATGCAATAGATTTATATATTATCCTGTACTTTTTATTTGCTTTTTCTGGAGATATCTTGTATTATGTTATTGTTGAAACGCACAAACAGCCACAAACGCTATAAAGCAGGCGAGCGGATCACACACATGGACATATATAGGATCTAATGCACCAGCGATATAATCCACTATATACACTTTCTATCTATTTTTTCACTTTTACTATATGGACTATCTCGCACAAGCAAAAAATGCTTTTACTACTATGAAATTGGAGAAATGAGAGGATCGGACAGTTTTTGATTCATCAATATCTCTGGAGCTTCAAGAAAGAATGCTTGAGATTATGCGAAAATCAGAAGTAGGATTCGATATATCATATGATATGATGAGTGATGCAGTAAATAATCTTCCGTCTACTATGGATGACTATGATTCTGATTCTATATATGAAAATGAGCAGGCTTCAATATATACAAAAACACGTCTTGCATATCTTACGATATACAATCAAGAAGAAATAACACAGAAAGTAAAGGAATATGGATGCGATATTGCAACAGCTTGCGCGTTTTGGTATGATGAGCAGGTGCAAAATATGTTTTTTGCTCTAATTTCAGAGCTTGAGGATATGGCGGAATAATTATATTTTTATTCTCTGAGGATCGTATAGATTAAGTCCTCTAATTTATGCAAAATTTTCTCTTTTCAGATCTCGCGGATGCGAGCAAGGCGACAGGTGTATATACTTCTGATATATTCGCAGAGCTTGCGGATATATTCGGAGGAAAGGATAAGGTTTGTATTTCTTCTCACTAAAAATATATGATAAATTATACAAGCTGGATCTATTGGCTAAGACTTACAAGCTGGACGCTCTGATTTTTGACTCTGCTGGCAATGTATGGAGTACATAGAGAGCAAGAAATGATAATGCAGAATATTGCATATGCTTCTTGTGATGCGTACGCCTATGACCAAGACAGCGCACCGATGATATGCAGATAGAGGGCACGCCCTCTAATATGTCCGCAAGGGCACCATAATTTTCTATTTTTTCACTTTTACTATATGGAAACTACAAATAGTTTTTACTCTGTTGCGTTTGATGGCGATGCTCTGGATATATCATGAAAGGTATTTTTTGAAGACTACAGTGATGATATGGATGGCATTTTTCCTCGTGTGAATGAGTGGACACGCTTTGCAAATAAGATCCAAAATGATGGAATAGGATGATGGATAGAAAAACATTGAAAATTCTATGAAGTTATTGATAGAATTGAAAAAATGGATGGATATGGTGACCAATACAAGATATTTTTCCAGATTCCTTTGCCTATTATTTTCGGGCAAATATGAGAGAAACAGATCATAGAAAATGCGAATGGTATCGAGATTACTATATCATACGAATGGTATTGGACGAAGAATGCAAGACAGAATAAAATTGCAAACTGAATTAGTATATTTTTCGAAGATATAAAAGCGTTCTAATATTTTTATTCTCTGAGGATCGTATAGATCAAGTCCTCTAATTTATGCGAAAAGACAAAAGATTTTTACTCTATGATAATGGAGGCAAGACGATTGATAGATATACTCTCGTGGATACACAGAGTGCGGATATTATGAATGGAGAAACATGAATGCAATGCACCAGTTTTTCTATAGATTTTGATACGCCTCTATGAGTAGTATCGCATGATGGTATCTACCCTGAAAATCTGGATTTATTAGGTAAAAAAATAGGGGAAGATAGTGTACCATATGTAGACTGAAAACTGATGGAAGCCTGTACCAAAATTGTTCTACAATACCACTCATAATTATTTTATTCTCTGAGGATCGTATAGATCAAGTCCTCTAATTTATGCGAACATATAATGAAATAGACTATCTGAAAAAAAATATCAAAAAAAAGAAAAAACTCATTGCTTACTTCGAAGTAAATGGAGGATTATTGAAGGGTACTATTGCGAATCAAGAGAGACGATACCAGATATGAGAACTCTGAGCTCTCGAAACTCGTCTCGCCTATATCGATATCAAACAGCCTCTATTTGTACCACTTACTACCCTAGAAAAGTACAAAAAATATACTGTCCTACTTGCGGCTATATATATTTTCCCTGGACTGAAGGATAAGATCACTTGAATAGAGCGCGAAGATCAAGGAAAAAAATGACATGGTGTACGCATAGCATTTTCATGAGAGCATGGTACACTATTTCGTGTATATGAGAATGAGCTGCAAGACTACACACTTCTGACACACTTTTTCCGAAAACAAGCACGCATACTTTTATAACCATTTTTTTTATGGAAGATATTGATATCCTCATGCGAGCTATTCGACATGAGAAGACTGATTCTCTGATAGAGTGCGCCATATCTTCATGATGGAAGGTGGTAGAGCTCGATAGATCCTGTGTATTTACCAAGGCAAGTAGTAGGGTGTCTATTTATTTTTGAGATGATGACAAGTCTATATTTTTACGATGATTCCTATGAGAAACTACTACCGGACCGATGTCCCTACCAGGATAAAAGCACGCTATGATCACCGATTTCGCTATACACTGAAGAAGCGTGAAGCCTTCAAGAATGATAGACAAAAAATCATACATGTATGGTGGTCTGATTGACCTACTGAGGATGAAGTGCGAGCCATTTTATGAGAACCAATTCACTGTGTCGATTTTCACAGAAAACAATCTACCTAAAAACCATGAAAATAATACTCAAAGAAACTGCCCTATATACCATTGTCGCTACTATATATACTACCATATTCACAGTGCCATACTACTGACTACTTCTTGGATATTTTATACCATTTTGTATATGGTTCACTGTATTCTTTTTCTACTTTTATAAAAATAGATAATCATGAAGATCTGTCAAAAATGTAATATAGAAAAACCAGCTGAAGACTACTCGACAAGAAAAGGGAGACTGACTCCGTACACTCAATGTGATTCCTGTCGCAAGGAGATTATGAGACTCTACCGAATCGAGAACAAGTACAAGATGGAAATTCTATGGAAAAACTATCGTATCATCCATCGCGATAAGATCCGTGAAAAGAATAGGCTTCGAGCTATAGAAGATAGAAAAAAAGAATCTGTCCAAAAATCAACAGCTCGATATCGAGCATCAGAAAAATGTAGAGTTACAAAAAGGATCTATGCAAAAAAATTATTCGCTATATGAGACTATGTATATTTCTGAGATCACAAATACCAGATAAAATCTATCACTACTCATGGTCATAGTATATCCAGATTATGACTTCCACCCATTCGAGTACCAAAAAGAAAGCTCCGTAAAATTATCCCTAATCCTCTATCAATATGATAAATTCAAACCAAATAGATATCATGAAACCATATATGGCTTCTTCAGGTATACGCCCTATGCTGGCAAAAATAGCGATCAATAAATGATGGCTAGTAGCTTGTGATAGCTTCAGGCTTATTAGGACAGAAATACCTGATTGAAAAGACTACCTAGATACACCAGTATACCCTGATGTAGATACTTTTATGCAGACCGATGTTGAGTGGGTATCTATCACAAAATTCATGCGTACTTTCTGTGTTAGACTTGGGATATTCTGAACAAATACAGCAATTCGAGATGGGAATATGATCTTTGCACCAGGCAAAGTGATAATACGACCAAATTTTGTATTCGATAACTCAGATAGTGCCGCTCTGAGTATAGATATTGAGCATCCTTTTCAGCATACAAGTGTGAATATTTGATACTTTCTTCAGATGATTCAGCCATTCAAAAAAGAGATCGATAAGGGATTATGTTACATAGAATATAGACAAAAAAACCCTTTGACTATAGTACAGTTCAGGATTATCAGTAATCTATGAAGTTATGAGATAGGGATCATGCCAAGAAAAATATAACTTTATTTCGATAATTATATTGCATAGAATATGAATATGATTATACTACTTCTAACTATACGCCTATGAAACGCTGGTCAAACATCTCGATGTACTTATCTCACTCATTCCATGAGCAAACAGGTATTATTTTTCAGGAAACCGAGTGGGAAGCATGATCGATGAGTATGCTTGCCAAGGTAGGATCTGGTACTCTTCAGATCCGAAACAATGAGTGTACTGCAACAGTACACCTATCGATCGGTATTCATGATATTCTATTCTTTGATATAGCCGATGCTTTTCCGAATCCAGTAGATGATGATCTCGATATTATCCTATCACTTATTTTTCTTGTATGCTCCAACTCTTCCTCCGCCATCTATCCAAAAAATGAAAGTCACCGAATACGATAAGACAGTACGAATCCAATCTGACTCGATTCCTTGCATGATCAGAAGATCCTACTCGTATCACCATGACTATGGTAGATACTATCCGCAAGAAGTATTCTAGTAGGAGTACCATTCATGCTCATCTTGCCTGTATCCGTTCTTACCTTCTATTCGCTCAGAGTGAGTGAAAGAAGACTATAGATATCACAAAAATCTATTTGCCTGGCATTGAGACGACCAAAGTTATTGCAATGAGCAAGGAGCAGATAGATAGCCTTATAGATAAGGCTGATGATCCCATGTCCAAGGCACTTATATCATTCTTATTCTCGACTGGATTACGGATTTCTGAGGCTTTGAGCCTCAAAAGATGTGACCTAAAACCTGAAATGCAGATTATATGAAAAAGAGGTAAGCTACATACCGTTTTTCTGAGCGATAGCGCTACGAAGTATATGGCTACCTATATTCACTCACGAATTGATAAGAACGCATCGCTATGGGTGTCCAGAGATGGATCTAGTATGAACTATATATATGCCTATAGACTTATTGCACAGTTATGACTAGATGCTGGTATTCCTTTTCCGATTACTCCGCATGTTATACGACACTCGATAGCGACATATCTCATGGAGCAATGAGTCGATACTCGCTATATCCAAGAGTTCTTGGCACATGGCTCTATCACTACTACTATGAGATATGCTCATGTTACCCAGACCAAGCTCCGCTCTATTCATCATACTTTTTTATCATAATATGAAATATAACTACCCAGCCGATCGTGCAAAAAGATGAGAAAAACCCCAAGAGATTGTAGCATTCATAGAGATTGCATTCATAGTCGATGGAGTATTCTCCGATAAGGAAAAACATACTCTGGAGAAGAGTATACATGATAGTATCCGCACGGCAAATATCCAAGGGTTTCTAGTGAATATACTCAGCACTATGGATACAAATATACCCAATACTCATGCTGAGCGTAAGATTGGCAATGTAGAGAAGTTTCTCCTGGAGAAAGTTATGAAAAAACATTCATGATGGGAAGTATGGAGCCGAGTCAAGCTCTATGATGTGACCAATTTCTATCTGAGATATGAGCAGCAAAAGAAGAAATCCAAGTACAATACCTCATATCGAGAAAAGGATGACGGAGTATTTATTGATGAATTAACACTATAAAAATGACACATTTTTTCCCACATCGCATCCTCGAAAAAGAGATGAAAGTTATAAAACATCTAGCCAATTATTGAGCACAAGCTCAGGATTGGATACGAATTGATCAGAGTTATGGATCATATCTACTCTGATTTCCTCCGAGTACCTACAAATATTATATCACCAAGCTCGTAGGAAGATGATGGGTAGAGAAACGGGAAGGCAAGAATATTGTACGGATCACTGATCGTGGCATGATGCACTTCAACTCTATCGGTATGGATCTTCGCAAAGAGCTGGTACTCCCCTATGATCATCTGACCTGAGACTCAGTCATAAATCCACCAAAAAATAATAAACCTAACCCTTTAATGTAGTATACCTAGAAATATTATTACACCTTTCGCAAAAGAATACCGATATCGACACGATCTACTACATGGTCAGATATCAAAAAGAAGAACAAACACCTTAATTATTGATAATATGATCTGCTGACACTGTTCGAATACATCCTGGATGAAGAGTGAATCCACTGGCAAGATGATCTGTGATCGATGCGGTTATATCAAATGCAGAGTCCGATGACAGACTTCATTACCTATATCTTTTACCCCCCCCCGAAATATGTCCATGAAACCAATCCCCATACAT